CATAATCGCGTGCCAAAGAATTGCTTTACCTGTAATAGCTGACATACCAAAGATAATACAATCTTCAACTTCTCCATGATGTTTTTTAAGATCATATAGATACTCTCTTTTAATTTGTGCATATGTTACAGGAATGTTTGCATTTAAGTAAGCCATAATTTCTCCACACTACCATCAAAATCACAATAATTAATTGTTATTTCATCCCCTATTTTAATATCTTTAAGTGCAACGCCCTTGTCATCAACACTTGGCTCAGTGCTATGGTTTAAATATTTTTCATTGTCTACACCTAACACTAAAATTTTAGATCCTGGTTCTCTCTCATATGCATGAGTGTCAATTAATCTAGCAAGTGCTAATGGCATCTTTGGTAAATTATTTTGATTGAATTCAAACTCAAACTCAG